TCATTTTTTCCAGAGGCGGTCGAACTCCGCCTTCGCAAAATAAGCGGAAGCCTGGCGAAGGATATCGTTACTGCGGCGCAGTTCACGATTTTCACGCTCCAGCTCTTTCAGACGCTGACGTTCAGCGGTGGTGAGCCCTCCATCACCGCCCCCGGTATCCCGCTCATGCTGGCGAACCCAGACACGCAGAGTCTCCGGCGTACAGCCAATCTTTGGGGCAATGGAACAAATTGTCGCCCATTGTGAGTCATATTCGCCCTGACTTTCCAGAACCATACGGACTGCCCGTTGACGGACTTCGGGGGAAAAACGAGTATTTTTAGTCATCCTGTTTACCTCTTTCTCAGGAAGTTTAGTCTCCAGGATTCCCGGGGCGGTTCACGTTGGGTTTTTCTGCTCATTATTAGCTCCTTCTGATGCCATTCTATTTCAGGAAGGAGTGTCCGTTAAACTCAGGCTACCTCAACTCTCTTTTCAATAGGGTCAAGGTTTTTCATCCCGCCAAGATCTTCTGCCACCTGTTTGAGCATTGACCTTGTTGATGGCGCATCAATTTTTGCACCTGCAGGCATCGCCTTTTCAACATTGCGATAAAGCTGGTCGCTTCGTTTCATCAGCGCAGACATTCTTCCATTGACCGTATCAATAAACTTGTCGCTCATACCAAGAGCATCTTTTGCACCGGAAACGCGATCAATTATCTCACCCGCGCCCTGTGCTAGCTGCCTGATTGCTTCATTTTCCTGCACCTGTAGAGCAGAACCCGCACGGGACTTGATTGCTTGCTCAACTGCCTTGTATTGCTCGTTCCCGGAAAAGTGTGAAGGGAGTAATGAATCAACATTAAGCCTTTCAGCAGACTCCAGAACTTCAGCCTGAGGATTGATATCTAGTTCATCAAGCGATGAAGCGAGATTTGGCCTTTTTTGTGCTGCTACTGTGCGAACGACTTCCTCTGGGTTCTTCGTCGCAGGCGTCATTGGTACACCTTGTGCTACTCTTGCCTCTGCGGCATGAACCGCAGGATTTGTTGCTGCAGCGGCATCACCGGAGAATGGTGATGTTTCTGTTGGCGCAGTGGTCGCTCTCTGTGCAGATGTTTTATTGCCACTAATTATATTTGATGCACCACGAACACCACGGGTAACGCCATTTATCAGGCCATGCGTAGCAATGCTAAGTCCGGCATTAATAGCGGCATTTTCGGCAAAATCACCCCGTTGATTCGCCGCGTCAGCGAGAGAACCAATGACCATGTTTCCAGCTACACCTGCTCCAGGAACAAGATAACCGCCTATTGACTCTCCAGCTTGCGCGTAGGGGTCTGTCGGTCTGTCTACTGGACGATAAACATCATCCAATACTTTTGGCCCCCCAAGCCCCTGACTGATTGCATTAATCAGACTTGCGCCACCCTGCAATACGTCAAATGGTATGTTTACCAGACCACGACCAGCCTGTTCTGCAATTTGCCCTGCACTTTGACCACCAGTGAGCCAATCGCCAGCTTGTTGCATCAATGATGGTTCTTCCCGTGTTGGTGCATTATTGGCCTGATTAACTGTTTGTTGCTGAACAGGTTTCGGTGCGACAGAACTTACGGGTTGAGGTGGCTGCTGACTGGCTGCCTGCTGCTCAATCTGAGCAAATGGATTATTTGGGTCTGACTGCACACCTGATGCCGATACTTGTTCGGATGACTGTACTTCCAGTTGTGCAAACGGGTTGTTAGGGTCTTGCTGAGGATGTACCTTTGCAGAGGTGGCGCGCTGTTCGACTGTTGAGTCTGTCACCGGGTCACCAGCCCATTGAGCAAAGCGATCATCAACGTAACCGCGGCCTTCAGGTCCTGGCGTATATTCACCACGCTTTGCCTTCATAACGTTGCCGGGACCGTCGTGATAAGCCTGAAGAGCGTCACGCCAGTTACCAAACTGCTGGTACATCTTTGCCAGATAGCGCGCGCCAGCGTCAGCCTGATATTCGGGGTTTTGCATTTGCTCATCGGTATAACCCATATCACGCCATGTCCCAGGCATGACCTGAGTCAATCCTACAGCCCCGGCGGAGCTTACTGCGGCAGGGTTGTAAGAAGACTCCTTGGCACCCAGTGCAGTCATCAACCCTTCTGGCACACCGTAACGTGCGCCAGCCTGCTCTAACAAATCACGGTAATTAGCCATTTACTGCCCCAAAGATGGAAGATATCCGTAGCGATTAATGAAGTCGATTGACAGCTCGGGGTGCTGCTTCAGGTAATCTATAGAAGCCTGAGGCGCTTCCACTCGCTTGATACCGTTTTGCTGAACGTACTTACCAACCGCCTCATTACGCTTCTGGTTGAGCGTGTTCAGGATGACGCCAGCGTTGCGACGAAAGGACTCCTCGCTCTGCGAGTTCTGCAGCGAACCAACAGCCTGGTCGAGCTTTTTGCCCTCGGCATCAGAAAGTGCGCCCATGCCTCGCATGGCCTGAACCGCTGTCAGGTATGCTTGTGATTTAAAGGTATCAAGTCGTGCCTGAGTGTCTGCAGCCTGTGAGCCTGGAACGTTGGGGATTACTCCACGTAAGCCTGTAATGCTCTTAAGTGAAGGAGAACTAACGATATCGTTCAGAGTGAACATGCTGGTTGTGAGGGTGTTGATGCCGTCTTTGTAGCCATCATTTAGCGCTTGCTGCTTCTGCTGCAACTGCTGGTTGTTGGCTGCTATGCGGCTCTGTATTTCCTGGCGCTTCAGGTCGTTAGTTTCTGCTGATAGCATCCGGTCAAGGCGCTTATTTTCGTTGTTAATGCGGTTTGTTTCTGCGTCCAGATTAATGCGCTGCTGACCTAAATTCGCCTGGATATCTTGTCCGCGCATTGTGATTGCCTGATTCCGAGCGGCGGTTTGCGAATCCAGATCCTGACCGCGCATGGTAACCTGGCGACCCTGCATTTTATCCTGTAGGTCAAAGTATTTTTCGGGCCCGAGACTGTTCATCCCCAGGTGATCGACAAATTCGCCGAACTGCCGCGGGTTCTGTTGGTACATCTGAGCGACGTCATGAGGATTAACGCCAACACGAGCTAACTCACCGGCGTTGTTTTGCAGCCATGATTGCATTGCTTCTGGAGACGATGACGCAAGGCGTGCGCCAGCCGCTAAGGTGCCGATAGAATTACGCTGCTCTTCATCAATGAATCCCATGCCTTTACGAACGGATTCAATCTGGTCTGGATATTGAGTAGCCAACTGACGCAAAGCACCGCGATCACCAGACGCATAAGCATTAGCGTACGCCTGCTGAAATTCTTTCTGCCGCTGAGCCTGCTTTTCCTGCTGAAAAACACCCGCAATACCTGAAAGACCTTGCAAAGCAGTCAGCCCAACATTGTTAGCGCCTGAACGCTCAATATCATTGTTCTGCCTGATAAGCTGAAGCGTATTGCCGATGTCATTTACGCTCGGAGCGTTTGAGTTGACGCCGCCGATACCAGCCAACAATCCGCCGTTTGTTCCTTGCCAAGTAGCCATGATTACCCCTTAAAACAACGAGCCAAGCAATCCGATACCAGCACCAATACCAGCGCCCCAAGGCGTTGATGTTCCCAAAAGGCTGGCAAGAGCTGCGCTTTGCTGTGCAATGCTGCTCATGTTGTTGGCGTACGTCTGCCCGGCGTTTGCCTGACCTTGCAGCGCACCAAGCCCAACGTTTGCCAGATTGTTGTAATTGCTCATCTGATTTGATAACCAAGACTGACCGAGTGTCGGCGCGATCGTAGCCAGTTGATTGCTTGTGGCTGTCGAACCAAGTCCACCCGTCGCCTCCGCAGCAGCAAGACTCTGGTAACGCGCCTGCCCTGCAAGGTCTTTATACTGCTTAGAGTTGTAATACTGATTAAGTGCCTGCCCCTGACCTTCTAAACTGGAAAGGTTCTGAAGCTGGTTAACATACTGCTCCGCAAGAGGCGTGAACGGAGCAAGGTTTTTCATGATCGTCTGCCACTGCTGATTTTGCAGGTCTGCAGCATACTTCTGGGCTTCTGCTGCATACTTTGCGCTTTTATCAGAACTGCCACCTTTCCCGCCTTTTTCAGGGCAATAAGGTTCCTCGCCGCACAGTTTTCTGCCCAGCTTAAATGCATATAACATGGCTATCTCCCGTGATTCAGGAAGTCGATTAGTTCTTCGCGTGTGGCGCTGTAAAAAGTCACGTCATCCACGCCTTTGAAGTATTTCTTGATGGTTCCTACACGCTTAAGGCCAATCATTGCGCAGTACATCTGACCGTGTCGGAATTTGCGTGCAGCGAACGATGTTACGCACTGAACGGTGGTGTTAGTCAGAATGTATCGCCAGAACGCCAGCCCAATTTCCTTGCTGAAGCCGCGAATCTCTGGCAGGTACATGGCGTGGCAATCTAATGTCAGCGGCTGAATCTCCTGATAGTAAACAATGCCGCCAAACTGACCGTGCACGTTCACCTCAAAGTAACGGCATTCAGGTTTGTAGTCGTATCCATCACCGTTGTTGCTCCCGGCGATAATGTCAGGGTGATTTCCGACTGCTTCTATCAGGTCGATGTTTCGCGTTGGTTTGAATGTAATCATCACTGCTCCGCGATTATCTTGATGGTTGTGGCAAGAAAGCCGTCTTTATCCACGCTGAAGAACGTAGCTAACAGGATGTTGTCGGTTGTTGTCGCCGCATTACGACTGCTGACCAGTGTGTCAGGAACAGAGCCGGAAAAGGTTAGCTGCATTGACCTGTTGGCGGTTCCGCTGGGCCACGTGCCGACAATCGACAACTTGAAGAGCAGGGTTTTGTTCTCGTTGAACACAACCATCTTGTTGTTAACGGTGTCGAAGAATGGTGCCAACGAGCCGGATGACGGTGTGAGCGTTTTCAGCAGGCTAACAAGGTTGGTCGGCGCTGTCGGGATGGTTACAGATACACCAGAGTAAACAACCTCTGACTTCTTGCGTGTGGTTGCATACTCCAGAGCATCGATGCGCGTTTCATGGTCTGAAACCTGCGACTCCAGCGACTGAACTCTTGTGTCAAGCGACGAAATATCGCTTTCATTCTGAGCTATTCGTGTTTCATGGTCCTGAAGAGTTGATTCTGCCTGTCTGATTCGCTCCTCATGATTAACAAGCGTTGCTTCCGCAGCAGAAATTCGCTGCTCATGGTCAGCGAGAATCACATCCTGCTCATCGTTCCTGACCTGTGCATCATAAGCGCCCTGTCCGGCCTCGTTGGCTTTGTTAGCCACGTTACCAACATCAGTGCCCTGTGCGATAACGTAAAGCAGATACGACTGCGAGAAGATATTGCGTGGAAGGACTGATGTATCGAGCCGCGTAGCTTGGATGATTACCGGCACATTGAGATTCGAATCAGCCATTACTCAATCCTTATCTGAGCGCCAGACAGAGTGACAGGTGACTTCGTGATAACGCGCAATTTGAAGCCGACATTTTTCCTGATGCGCCCTACTCGCTTCCACAAAACACGCTTGTCGTAAACGAACGGTTCATTCTGCTCAATCATCTGCTCACGCCCGTAATTGATGCAGTCAGTGGTTGCAGAGAGAAAAAGGCGGTCGGCGTACTGCGCAACGCCAGTTGACGATTCAACCTCAAGGTCGAACACTCTGGCGTTATCCGCTTTGAAGAGTGGAGTAAACAGCAGGTGTTCCTGTTGCTTGTCGTACTGGCTGCTGATATCGAATTGCAGTTTCCCGGTAACAGATTCCAGCTTATCGCCGCACGTTATCTGATTGCCTTCGTAAACGAAGTCGATAGCGCGGTACACATCGTCATACAGACCTGTTTTCAGCACACACCATTGTGGGCCATTGGCGCTTGAAGATGCGTCGTACACGAGGACGTGACGCGGAAGGTGGATAATCAGCAACTCATGAGCATCAAATCGCAGCGATTCCATCACACCATCAGCCAGTTCATCAGCAGTGTAGGAGCGGAGGATTTTCTCAATGCTCGCGCTGGCAATTGGTGACACCTGACCGGAGTCGATGATATACACAGACGGCGCACCCGTTGCCGGATTGCTGATAAACGCATACGAATCAGCGAATGGCGTTTTGCAGTAAGTTCCGGCAATGCCTTTCTGCACCATCAGCGATGGTTGTGCAACATACAAAGCGGCACCAACGGTGGTTGCGCCAGTCAGGGAGAAATATTCAATAGTCGATGAACCAAAGCAGACGATGAAGTCTCGCCATGTCCCGATACCGATGATGCCGTCAGGCTGAGACTCGGCACGATATTGTGCGCTGTAACGGTCAGGATGAGATTCGTCTTCAAGGTCAGTGATAAACCATGAATCAGTTCCGTCTTTTGACCACGCATAACGCCCACGTAAGCGCGTAATGTCGCGAACTGAACCTAACTCATACTGAGTGAATCCACTGTCTGTAGGCCAGTTTGAGACGGTTTTGACCGTGCCATCATAGCGATACTCGACCAGTTGACCATTAACGCCTACCGCCTGTGATGTCCGACCATGCGCCATTGATACACGACCACTTCCGGCAACATCACCGACTTCACTTTCTCCTTTGTACAGCTTGCCGCCACACACGCGATAAACAGCATTCTGCGCCATGTTGTACTCGACGCCGCGAGATACACCGTTCACGTCAGAACGTTTGGCAATGCCCGGGAATGAGCGAAGATATCCGCTGCTGTTCAGGATTTCTTTGGGTGTAGCCAGCATATTCACTGGCAGATAGTCGATATAGTCGGCGTTTCGGAAGTCTTTGCCGACACCTTTCATAAGCGGAAGTTGCTGAATAGGCATTATTCGCTCCCGTTATCGCAAGGTTCCTTTCGGTGGAAGTAATTCCAACCATTCCACTTCGCCAACTGGTTACCACTACCAACAGGCATACGGTTTGGATAACCGGACTTACATTTAGCTGCTTTTGCCCTGTCCATTGCAGACAGTTTGACGAGTCGCTCTTTCCCGTATCTGGCAGTGGTTATAAGTTTTGCAGACGCTTCCAGCGCATAATCTGGAGCAATTCGGCAGGCAAGGTTGAAAATGACGGCATTGATAGCGTTATTTGATAAACCGTGCTCATCGCCCGGATCCGGAGCAACATCTGCATCAGCAAAAATGTAGCCAACGTTGATACCAGGTGACGCATCACCGCCAAGCCATTCAGCCATCATCATTTCAAGGTCGTTGACGCCGTCTTCCATAGACTGCGGTTCGACATCGGTTAACGTGGCATTTGATGCAACACCGAGCTTACGTAATGCCGCAAGAACTAAATCACCCTTCGTTGTCAGGTTCATCTGCTGCCGCCTTAGGTTTTCGACCAGGCTTTTTACACTGTTTTTCTTCTGGCTCTGCAACATCCTTCAAAAGGTCATCAGGATGTGAAAACCAGCCAGCATCCAGATATTCCTGAAGCTCTTCGGCTTTCACGATTTCAAAGTCGTAGCCAACGCCTTTCCACTTCTTCATGTCGCCATGACGAAAGATCATGTGTGTCATGCTTGTCTCCAGATAAAAACGGGAGCCGAAGCTCCCTCTGGTTATCACGCGGTCTGGTTAGGCAGACCAACACCAATTGCCTCTGGTCGTACAGCACATGCTGAATACCACACAGCAATACGGCACTTACCAGACAGAGTGTTGATATCACCCTGCGTTGCGAAGATGCCGTTAACACCAATACCTGGAATGCTGAAGGAAGACGTTTTCATGCCAGCAAACAGTTCATGGGTTACCGGGATCGGCTGAGACAGCAGGCGGATTGAGTCATCAGCCCAGAACACGTTAGCGGTGGTTGTTGCCACGTTCAGAACGTTTACCGGAGTGGTATCAGCAAGAGAGGTGTTTACGTTAGCGTAAGCCTTCTCTTCTTTTGTCAGTGACGCGTCATCCAGCGCAATCGGCTTCGGCGTGATTTCGATGTGAGTACCATCGATCACACGGGTGATTGAGAAAGTCGCGTCATCAGTCAGCACATTCTTCGCCATCTGAGACAGGAACTTCACACCAATGAAGCTGATTTTGTCGCCGCGCTTAAATCCGGTGGTGGAGGATACGGTCACCGTTGCAACACGGTTGTCGACGTTCTCTTTGTTACCATCGGTATCAAGGGTGTATGCCTGCGGCTTAAACTTCTGCGCACCAGAAACAGTTACACCAGTCGCGGTTGACTTGGTAACTGCCGGAAGTTTCGGTGAGCGAAGAATTTCATCAAAGCCAGCAATCTGACGCTGAATAGTACCGTTTCGATATGCTTCTTCAGGAACGCGCCCGAAGATGTCACCATCTACCAGGTTGCGGCCTGCTTTGCGGTAATCGTCAGGGTTCAGGAAGTAACTGATGCCCATGTCGCGGTTTAGCTCACGGGAGAACATCAGTCGCTCTGCATCAGACACAAAATCCCAGCCAGGTGAAGTGGCACACTGAATTTGGCCACCTGAACAGAGGTGATATGCTCACCTCAGAACAACACAGGTGCTCCAATGAAAAAAAGAAATTTTAGCGCAGAGTTTAAACGCGAATCCGCTCAACTGGTTGTTGACCAGAAATACACGGTGGCAGATGCCGCCAAAGCTATGGATGTTGGCCTTTCCACAATGACAAGATGGGTCAAACAACTGCGTGATGAGCGTCAGGGCAAAACACCAAAAGCCTCCCCCATTACCCCGGAACAAATTGAAATCCGTGAGCTCAGGAAAAAGCTACAACGCATTGAAATGGAGAATGAAATATTAAAAAAGGCTACCGCGCTCTTGATGTCAGACTCCCTGAACAGTTCTCGATAATCGGGAAACTCAGAGCGCATTATCCTGTGGTCACACTCTGCCATGTGTTCGGGGTTCATCGCAGCAGCTACAGATACTGGAAAAACCGTCCTGAAAAACCAGACGGCAGACGGGCTGTATTACGCAGTCAGGTACTTGAGCTACATGGCATCAGCCACGGTTCGGCCGGAGCAAGAAGCATCGCCACAATGGCAACCCGGAGAGGCTACCAGATGGGACGCTGGCTTGCTGGCAGGCTCATGAAAGAGCTGGGGCTGGTCAGCTGTCAGCAGCCGACTCACCGGTATAAACGTGGTGGTCATGAACATGTTGCTATCCCTAACTACCTTGAAAGGCAGTTCGCCGTGACCGAGCCAAATCAGGTGTGGTGCGGTGATGTGACCTATATCTGGACGGGTAAGCGCTGGGCGTACCTCGCCGTTGTTCTCGACCTGTTCGCAAGAAAACCAGTGGGCTGGGCCATGTCGTTCTCGCCGGACAGCAGGCTCACCATGAAAGCGCTGGAAATGGCATGGGAAACCCGTGGTAAGCCCGGCGGGGTGATGTTCCACAGCGATCAGGGCAGTCATTATACGAGCAGGCAGTTCCGGCAGTTATTGTGGCGATACCAGATCAGACAGAGTATGAGCCGGCGCGGAAACTGCTGGGATAACAGCCCAATGGAACGCTTCTTCAGGAGTCTGAAGAACGAATGGATGCCGGTGGTGGGTTACGTAAGCTTCAGCGAGGCAGCTCACGCCATAACGGACTATATCGTTGGATATTACAGTGCACTAAGACCGCACGAATATAACGGTGGGTTACCCCCAAACGAATCGGAAAATCGATACTGGAAAAACTCTAACTCGGTGGCCAGTTTTTGTTGA